ATATTCCAAAAGACTTACCGAAAAGATTAGCACGCATAGCATTTGTAATGCGGTCTATACTCTGCTTAGAGCGAATACGTAAATTTTTTTCATTTTGTCTTGCTTGGAGACCTTTACCAGATACTAATCGATCTCTTAAATCAAAATACAAATCGCGTATATAATTTACATAAATTAAAGTTTCAACCATAACTTTTCTACGTATTTCAGGTATATTAAGAGTAGATAATTTGTCTAAGAATTCACTTGATTTAGATTTCAGTTTTTTATAAATAAACATTACAAACTTAATGTCACTATTAAATGCTTGTAAAGCTAAAGCTGAATTTGCAACGCGCGTAAGGCTACCCCCTCTGAGCATACCGAAATTTGAATTTACGGTGTGTCTATTTCTCATTTATTAATACCAAAGATTATTTAAATATGTATAATAATTTCTTGAGGCATACCAAAAAGTCCCAACATTTCACCGATAAATTTATTTATATCATTAAGAATATAATACCCATTATTAGGATATGGTGTTTCGTCAATGTGTCGCTCGAATTTTCGTATGTAAAAAGTTACAAGTCCAGATATATCCACAATGCGCCTTTGCGCTACGTGAAATTCAAGAACATCTTGGTCTTGTTCCGATATTTCTACGATTCCAAAAGCAAATTGATTAATACGAGTGCGGTAGATTTGTATCGTTGCGTCTAGTGTAGCCATACTTCTTCTACGCAAATCTCTATGGAATTGCCTAATTTCAAATCCGCTCTGTGCTGCAACTCGATCAGATAAATCATAATACAAAGTACGTAAAACTTTTATATATATCAACATCTCAAGAATAAGTTTATTCCACATATTAGGTGAATTAAGAGTAGAAAGTTTATCTAAAAATTTACTTGACGCAGATTCGATTTTTTTATAAATAAACTTTAAAAATTTTTTCCCCTGTTTAATTTTCTGCAAAGGTAGTTCGTAATTATCGGTGAATGAAAGACTACCACCACCGGGCATACCGAATGAAGATGTATTAATATTATTGAATACTCCGCGTTCTGCTCTACGTAAATCCTCTTGAAATCCTATAAGCAATTCAAGATATTTAGCAATTTCTTTAGAACGTGCCATCAAAAGATTTGGATTTTGAATTCCTTCCATTAGTACAGTGTCCATTAAATAAATATTAAAAACGGGAAAAACTAAATTATAAAAAGTTTCGAACATGATTCTAGCTTTTTCTGCAACTCCTTCGTCACGAATTCGAAGATTATGAAGTCTTCGCTGTACAACCTGATTTTGTAAAAGTAAATCTTTTGCTGCTTTTTCTGCTTTTATATTTTCAAAAGTTTCAAAAGTAGTACGTAAATTTTGTAAAATAACCTTTACTTCAAAAGACACCGGATCAGTTGCAGGAATTATGCGATGTCCGGACATTTCTGCATTGACATTGTCTCTTATACGTTTAATAACCTGTCTAGCAAGAGCCAAGGAACTATCGTGAATAGCATTAATTCGTTGAACTTCTCGAACTTCTCTTTGTAATCTTTCAAATTCAAGATTTCTTTCATTTGCTATTGGTATCGGGGGCGGTTTTTCAAATGGGTATTTTCCGAAATTTGAATATCTTCTCATTTATAATAATGTAAATATTAAAATTTTAGAGTAACATTCTGAGGACTTGTAAAAACTCCCTTAACTGCATTCTGAGATAAAACTATTCTTTTTCCTTTCAACTTATTTATTAAAACGTTGCTCATATCAAAATCTATAAGTTTAATATTTGAAATAGCATATTCAAATATTTTATTTTCTAAAAACCATCTGAAAAAATTTAGCTGCCCTACGGTTGTAACTATATAATTATTTTTATCTAGATTAATTACATCTTCTGTGTATTCTGACCACGAGAAAACTTTACAATCTATTATTATTCTTCTCTGTCTACAAAACGGATCAAAAAACTTTTTTGAATAAGCCTTTAATTGATTCTTATAATCTAAATATATGTTAAAATATGCTATTTCTTCATCGTTTTTAAACAAAGGGTATATTACATTGTATTTTTTCGAATAGTTTGTTATTAGCCAGTCTATAAGACGTAAACTTAAAGGATTATTTTGATAAACTATGTCTTTTAAAATTTGCATCCTATCTTTATAAAAATCTATTAGAAATCCGATTAAGATATTTTCTTTTAAGGTTAAACCCATATCAGTTATAAATAATTATTAAGCCAATTCTTTATGTATTTTAATAAAGAATTTAAAGAATATAATTATAAATATCTAAATTATATTCTATGATAGAAATCCAAGACGAATCAATTAAGAGAAAAGTTATATTTTTGCTTAATAATTTATGGTTTGGAAAATATTCACATTTTTTTCCTCATCAAATATGTGACTACATAGAAAGAAAAGATATATTCAAAATAAAGACCTTCTTGTATTGCTATTATAAATCCAACACAAAAAATGAAAAAAGAGCCTTGTTGTTTTTATTTATAGATAGCAACTGTGATAAAAAGGCATATGTAATTTTTAAAGATTTTAGTATACACTCAATTGAAATAGATTGTAATAGCGATTATTATAACAATACGCTTTTTGATATATCTATATCACCCGATGGAAAAATAATTATATACGACACCATTTATGTATCTGGAATTAAAATTAATAATTATCCATTTATGGATAGGATACTAGAAGCACAAAATTTTAAAACACATACAAACAATCCAATTTTTGAAGTATGTAGTTATATGCAAGGAATTTCTAGTTTGAGCGATTCATTAAAGCAATACGAAGAAGAAATATTCTTAATATCTAACGAGCTTCCAATAATTGTTGGGTTAAACCGTGGATGTTTTAAGTGGCAACCCTCTGAATCTATATATTTTAGTTTGAAAGTTATAGAACTAGAACACGATTTAGTATTAAATGCATGCAATTACAAAAAGGATGTACCGTTCGCTAAAATACATTTTTCAGACCCCAATGGAGAAATATACATAAATAAAATTAAAAAATTGGAAGATTACAAAAATGAATGTGTTATTGACGTTGGTGTAAATGAAAATGAAAATGAAATTATAATAATTAGAGTTAGTAAAACTTTTCCAAGTTCTTTGAGATATATCGAAAAAATGTTACGCATTAAAAGAGAAAATATTAAAATAAATGAATTGATTAAATGAATAAATTAATAAATTAATAATAACAAAAAATAATTGATTATACGATTCAATTATTTTTTGTTACTTTTTATTTTTTTACTTTTAATATTTATTTACCACGACCCGAAAAAGCTCATACGAGCCTTGCGGCGACGGTAAGCAGCGCGTGCGGCAATGGCAGACTTGGTCATCTTTAGACGGCGACCCGAACGGCGACCCTTGCGACCCTTGCGAACCTTGCGACCCCCGCGACGCATTTTCATCATCTTACGAGCAGATAGATAAACCTTTCCAGAACGCGAACGGTAATACAACGCACCGTTCTTTCCCCTGTAAACCTTACGCTTGCGCCCCTTTACTACAACCGATTTACGCGTAGATCTACCGCCTTTGCGGGGGCGACCTACGCGGCGCTTACCAAAATACATATCTTCATAATCGTCATACATTATACTATTTTAATATTACAAAAGAAAATAATTTTTTTTTAAATTAAATAAGAATTTTTAAAAATTTTGAAATAACATTTTCTTTAAAATTATTATTTTCTAAAAAATCTAATAGTTCTTTTTTATTAGACTTAGTAATTTGAAATTTTTGAGGTATCTCATAATCAAATTCCTTGAATACTTTTCTTGCTATTTCGAAGTTGAAATTTTCAGGTTTTGAACCGAGTTTTTCTATATAATTTTCTAGTGTAATGTATTGTTTTATAATATTGAAAGACGAAACCGGGCCTATACTTGGTATAGTATCAGAATAGTCGCATCCAGATAAAATACAAAAATCAACAAACATATTCATGGTCATCCCGAATTTCTCAATAACTAAAGATGTATCAATTTCTACTATCTTATTAATGGATGTTTTTAGAATTTTTTCGCAGCCAAATGTTAAAGCATCGGTATCGTCTGTAATAGTATAATCTACAATTCCGTTAATTTGTAGAAAAGCGCAGTATTTTTCAGCGTCTTCGGGTGCGGTACAATAAGGTATTCCGGCTTTTTCAAGGAGTTCTTTGCATTCTACAATATGCGATTTTTTAATTCTTATTATTTGTGACGATATCTTATCTATTTCGTCAATTATGGTTTTTTTTTCATCATCGTTTTCAGAATTGTCTTGTAAAATTTTTAATTCTTCAATTTTAACATACAGTTTTTCTTTAGTGTCGTGTCGTTTTTGTATAGTATTTTTTTTAGCATCAGGCGGATTTCCATCAAATACAAAAACTGGAAGAATCCCGTTAGACATATAATATTTAATACGATTTACTATTCCTACTAGATGTGAATTTTCTACACGAGATGCGTATTTAAATTTATATAAAAGAATACTACAATCAATTGCAAAAACGGATCCTTTGTATTTTTTGATATCATGCACATTTTCAGCTTCTTGTGCGTATTTTTTGATAAGGTTGTTTAGGCCGCGGATGCCCATTGTTAATGATTTTATTAACTAATCTTTTAAATCTTATTTTTTTTAGCAATTTAAATTTTATAAGTCTTTAATACTATATTTATCAAGTATTAAATATTGAGATTTACATTTACATTTACATTTAGAATTTTCTTTTTGAGGTTTACATTTAGAATCGTCTTTAATAAAATATCCCGTTAATGTAATTTCTTCTTCGGAGTCATTTTCTTCTAAAATTTTATCTGTTAAATCTAAAATATTTTTTTTAACAGGAAATTTTGGATGAGTTTTTATATCATTAATTCTATAAAACTCTATGTCTTTCCAAAAAAGTTCTAGTTTTTTTAAATTTTCGGATAACCATTTTTCGTCTCTATTAACTCGAACAATATTAATCTCATTTGGCGGTCTATATTCAATAAAATCTGCTAAATCCAAATCGCATATAAACATGTTTAACTGGACTTGCGGAAAATAATAATCCGGAATTTCACCGTGTTTTATAACTCGTTTATATGGACACTTAACTTCGAGTAGAATCGGTTTAGCATTAACGTCCGAGGTTGATAAAGCAATCCCATCTGGAGAACCCGCCAACCAATAATAGTCTTTATTGTTATATACGTCTTCGTGTGCTATTAGTCCAAAATTATAATTGATTTGTCCTGTAATTTTACAATATTTTTGTATAGCTTCATCTTCGTATTTCTGTCCATGTAAAGTTGCGACATTTCCAACAAACGGATTTAAATCTTGACCACATTTTTTAAAAAGAACTTCTGTAGATTTTTGATATGGATTGATACCTAGTGCAGTTGCGGCATCAGAACTTGTAAGTTTATTTTCACGCTGCTTAAACCACTCAGCCGATCTTTGCTCGTATTGAGGTATTTTAAGTAATTTTTCAATTTTATCCATAAATTATATATTATATTTTTTATATTTAATTAATTTTTAAATAAACTTATTTAATTTTTTTGACTAAAACCGTGGGTGTATTTTTCTTCTTCATTTGTTTTTTGTCGTACTCTGGTATAGATTTTGCCTTTTTCTCATCATAGTTTTTTTTACAATATTTCCAAAGTTCTTTTGTCCCTATTTTAAAATCCCTGCTCGGTTTTGCCCTGTACCAAAATACACAATCTTGAATATTGTTGCTTTTAGATGTATTATCTAAAACTAAACAATCATAACCTTCTGTACAACTATTGAGAACGTCTTGAAATACACTGAAATGTGGAAAAATTCCAAAAAAATTTTTATATATTTTTTCCTGATTTTGAATAATATTTTCTCGTAAAATAAATATATAGTCTATATTCGATCTTAAATCCGGTGGTAAATCCATACAATATTGCATAGTTAACATAAAAGATATTCTCCAATGTCTTCCGTTCATAAATATTCCTCTTATATTTACGTCTTTAATCATTCTTTTATCGTACATACAATCATCCAACAGAACAAAAACGTCCCCATCGGGAGTCTTAGTATCAGAATTAATAACTTTTTTTTGTCTAGTGATAACCTGTTGTATTATTTCTGGTTTGTATTCGGAGTGAATTAATATTTCTGGTATAAACTTCGAGTAATATGCATTCCCGTCTTCGGTAGCGGAGATAGCAACACCGGCTTTTATGCGCCTCATATAATATAATATATCAGAAACTAGAGTACTTTTACCTGTACCGCGTTTTCCAATAAATACAATAGTTGGAGGCCCGGCTCCTTTAGTTCTTCTCTCTTCTATACTTCGTGGTTTAAATTTTGATAAACTAATAGACATTATTAAATTAGTAATATTTTTAATAAGAAATCGTTACACGAAATAACTTTTATCCGAAAAAATTTTCAGTTAACGGATTGTCTGGCTCTATTGTATAGTATGAAAAAAGAACGCTAATTATTATTCCCAATGCACCTGACCCTACAATTACTATTTTTTTGTAATTTTCTTCTTTATCTAATTTAGTTAATAAGAGATAAAATATTCCACTTGTAAAAAGAATTATTAAGATGTGAGTTAAATCTAATGTATAAAAATCCAAAAATCCCATTATTATAATGTATTTATAAAATAAACCGTAAAATTAAACTAAATAAACAGAATGAACTAAATTAAATAAACCGAATGAACTAAATTAAATAAACCGAATAAACTAAATTAAATAAACACAAATTAAATTATTATAAAATATATTATGGGAGTTACTATTAATGATCTAAAAACATTTGATCGTCTTATTAATTTAGATTATGGAGATAAAGTTGTATTTTTTAAATTTGGTACAGATTGGTGTATTCAGTGTATCGAACTTGATAAAATTTTAGTTAATATACCAAATTCTATTATTTATTACATTTGCACAGACAATGAACATTTCGAATCATATTTGATGGAAAATAAAATTTATACACTTCCGTATACGTTTATTAAATTTGGTAAAAAAATTAAAAAAGTAATCGGTACACGCACAGAATCGTGTATTAATAAATACATTGAAGAACTATCAGCTATCTAGTTCGGCGTAGATTAAATAATTATTGCTAAAAAAAAAATAGTTTAAAAAAATAAGCGATATTTTAATAAAATACGATGACGGATACTTATAAAAAATATACACAAATAGAACATGTGTTGGCTAGACCTGGTATGTATATAGGAGATACTAAATGTATAACAGCAGAGTGTTGGATAGTTGATATAGAAACTAATACTGCGTGTATGAAAATGTGTAAATGGAATCCCGGCATTTTCAAAATATTCGACGAAATTTTGGTAAACGCTGCAGATGAAGTACAAAGAAATAAAACTGTTAAATGTATAAAAATTGAAATTAAAGATAATTCTATTTCGATTTACAACGATTCTGGAATACCAATTGAAATTCACCCAGAATATGAAATATATATCCCCGAGCTAATATTCGCAAATCTTCTCACTTCAAGTAATTACGATGATACAGTCAAACGCACCACCGGTGGTTTAAATGGTCTTGGTGCTAAACTAACTGCTATATTTTCAAAATCTTTCACAGTCGAGACCGCTAAATCAGGTAAAAAATATATACAAACATTTGAGAACAATTTAAGTGTAATAGGTAAACCTATAATCACAAATTCAACAAAGGAATATACAAAGATTACTTTTTGCCCAGATTTTGAAAAATTTGGAATCAAAGGCCTATCCGACGATACATTAGATGTTTTAATCAAAAGAGTATTCGACATCTGTGCTATTACACCTAAAACCGTAGATGTATATTTGAATGGTAAAAAATTGCCTATTAAAAATTTTTCAGATTACATCTCTGTATACATCGGACAAGTTAAAACAAATCCGAGAGTTATTCAAGAAAACGAAAGATGGAAAGTATCTGTATCCGCCTCGAAAAATGGATTTCAATGTATATCATTCGTTAACGGAATAAGTACATCTGACGGAGGAAGTCACGTAGATCACGTGATTAACCCTATTATTAAAAAACTAACAGAAGTTATTCAAGAAAAACACAAACATTTAACTATAAAACCGCAATACATAAAAGATCACCTGTTTGTTTTTATAAACTGCATAATTGATAATTCTATTTTTTCTTCACAAACTAAAGAAAAACACATTACGAAAGTAGCAGACTTTGGAACAAAATTTTCATATTCTGATGATTTTATTTCACAAATTGCTAAATTAGGAATAATCGAAAGTATTTTGGCTTTGGCGGAAGCAAAAGAAAAGAAGTCATTGCAAAAAACAGACGGTAAAAAAATAGGCAGAATTCTAATTCCAAAACTTGACGATGCGAATAAAGCCGGAACAAAAGATTCAAAGAACTGTACAATTATTTTCACAGAGGGTGATTCAGCTAAAGCCACAGCTATTTCTGGTCTTTCTGTTATAGGAAGAGATCACTACGGAGTTTTTCCACTTCGCGGTAAACTTTTAAATACAAAAACTGCTACTTATTCTCAGCTTGCGAACAACGAAGAAATAAATAATATAAAAAAAATAATTGGCCTACAGACTGGGAAAAAATATAAATGCGTCTCAGAACTTAGATATGGAAGAATACTTATCATGACCGACGCGGACACTGACGGTTTTCATATTAAAAGTCTTATAGTTAATTTTATTGGAGACGGATGGCCAGAACTACTAAAAATTGATTTTGTATCTTCACTTATAACGCCAGTTATCAAAGCTACTTACAAAAATATAGTAAAGCCTTTTTATAACATAAGCGATTACGTTTCTTGGAAAGAGACAAACGATATATCTAAGTTTAAAATTAAATATTACAAGGGACTTGGAACAAGTACAACAATCGAAGCAAAAGAATATTTCAAAGAAATGAAAACGCTTGACTATAAAAATTGTTCGGATGAAGATGAAAAATATCTAAATTTAGCGTTTAGCAAAACAGAATCGGATGCTAGAAAACTTTGGATATTAGAAAATATAAAAAATCCTGAAACACTTGACTACACTATTAGTAAAGTTAATATTAAAACCCTGATAAACAAAGAATTGGTTTTGTTTTCTATAGCGGATAATGTGAGATCTATTCCAAGTTATATCGACGGAATGAAACCTTCTCAAAGAAAAGTAATCTTTGCTTGTATTAAGAAAAATCTTACCAGTGAAATAAAAGTTTCGCAATTGTCTGGATATGTATCCGAGGTGTCTAGTTACCATCACGGCGAAGCAAGTCTACAAGATACGATTATTAATTTGGCTCAAAATTTTGTGGGTTCGAACAATTGCAATCTTTTAGAACCTATTGGACAGTTTGGTACAAGACTCTTTGGAGGTAAAGATTCAGCTAGTCCAAGATATATATTTACAAGCCTTTCCAAGAATTTCAAAGAGTTATTTAATTCCGATGATTTTAATATTCTTGAATATCTAGACGACGACGGATTTTCTATCGAGCCCAGGTATTATGTTCCGAACTTGCCTTTAATTTTGATCAACGGAGCGAGAGGAATCGGTACAGGCTTTTCTACAGACATTCCATGTTTTAATCCTATAGATATCAAGGATCGACTTTTAAAATTAGTTGAAAACGAAGACTGCGAGATTGAAGAATTAATCCCCTGGTACAAAGGATTCACAGGAAAGATAACAAAAGTAGAAACCAATAAATGGACTTCACATGGAATATTTGAAGTTAAAAATAATAAAATAATAATCACTGAATTACCTATAGGTTCTTGGACTGAAGATTATAAAATTTTCCTAGATAAACTTGAAACAGACGAGATTATTTATTCTTATAAAAATAATTCTACAGATTCGAGTATTCACTTTGAATTAAGCTTGCCTCTTGAAATTATAATAGAATGGACAAACAACAGAGAAATAGAAAAAAAACTAAAATTGGTATCACATATTTCAGGAAAAAACATGTACGTTTTTGATGAAAATGATAAAATAGTAAAAATGGAGAGCGCAGAAGAATTAATCTATAGATTTTGGAGAATCAGAAACGAATACTTTTTCAAAAGACAAACTTACATAACTAATAAGATTAAAAATGAACTGGATATAATCACTTCAAAAATTACATTTATTAATGACGTAATTTACGAAAATATTAAAGTTTTTAGACAAACGTTAGATTGTATAAATTCTCAACTTGAGATAAAAAAATATTCTAAAATTGAAAATAGCTACAGATATCTTACAGACATGAAAATACATTCGTTTAGCAAAGACACTATAGATATATTAACAGACAAGATGAATTCTTTAAAACAGGACTATACAAAAATTTTGAATTTCAAGATAAAAGATTTTTGGGAAACTGTTTAATTATAATTAATAAATTCTAAAATTAAAATATTTAATAATAAATAAATGTCTACCTTTAACAACAACGCCCCGCCATTCGTTAACTTGACTAATTTTATCGTGTTAACAACTATAATTACATCAATTGGATTTATTTTTTCTTCGCTGACTACTTTGAGATATGCAAGCACCGGAAATGCGGTAACAGTTGGTTGCTGTAGCAACAACAGCTGTGGAGAGAATGACGTAGACTCTTTTGTATGGAAATTTACTGCGTTATTTGGTGTAATTATGTTAGGATTGTGGTGTGGTTTTATTTATTCAATCTTTTTTTAGAGTATAGCAACTAAAACAACGGGAGCATGATCGCTAGCAAGAGGTATATTTTCATTATTTTCACCAACGTGTTTTAAACATTTACTGGATACTTGATTAATATTCTTAGTAAAGAAATAATCAAGTCTCCAACCTTCGTTCCTATTTCTAGAAATAGACATACCATTTTCTTTAGCACGGCGTGTATCCCACCAGGTAAAAACTATTTCATCATTTTTAATACAATCTCTGTAATCAATTTTTAAAAGACTGTTGTAAAATTCTAGTTCATGAGGATATATTCCGGGCATTGCGATTGTATTTTTAATATCAAAATGTGTGGATACAGCTATGTTTAAATCTCCACAAAAGATAACTTTGCCGGTTAGCGAATTTAAGTATTCAATCATACAATTTATGAACACAATTTTTTTTTCATAATTAGATCCGGAGTTTGGTGCATATACGCTAATTACTGTAAAATCTTCAAAGTGTGCGACTATAATTCTACCTTCATCGTCTTCATACCCTGGTATCTGAATGTTAAATTCTTTAACACTAAGATGTTCTTTATAAAATATACAGGTACCAGAATATCTCTCTGGAGCTCTTGCTCCGATAGATTTTGATTGATTAAAATATGAATTATATCCAGGTATTTTAAAGTTTTCAGAAATTAAAATACTGCATCGCGTTTCTTGAAGACAAATTATATCAGGATCTTGCTCTTTTAAAAGAATGTCTATAGGACTTTTTTCTTGAATCTCCATTAAGGCTCCTTTCTTTAATTTTGAAGAGATTTTATCGTTGAAAATTCTAGAACGAATACCGTTGACGTTCCAAGTAACAACTTTAAGAGCACGTGTTTCTGGAATAGACATAGTGAATCAGTAAATTTTGATACTTAATTCTTATGCTTAATTAAAAAATGAAATAAATTAAAAAATTGAAATTAAAAATTATATAATAAGTTTATTGGACTTCATAAATAATTTAATCTCAGACATTTTATCTGTTAAAAGTATAGGTCTACGCGGCTGAGGGTGCCACAGTTTTATAATAATATTATAAACTCCTGTACAAATTTCTGGCTCTTTAGTTAAAATGGCTATTCCGTGGCAATGTGAATTAAATGTAGCAGTCAAATCAGATAAACAACTGGCCATTTTAATATAAACTTGTAAAGGATAATTATAATTTCCTAAACAATTTTCGAGATTTATATATAAGTGGCATATAAGTTTTTCGTTTTTAATTAATAACCACATTGCTTCAAAAGAAATTAAAAACTCGTCAAAATCTTCTTCTTTGTATTCAAAGTTTTCCATAGTAACACTTAAAATACATTTTTCACGATTTAGAGAAATGTTAAAATTATTTTTTTTCATTTAATTACTACTTATTATTTTAATTTAAAAGAATAAATTGCGTTTTTAAAACAATATTAAAGATAATATAAGTTATTATAGTGTTAAAATCTAACTTATGATCTCAGAAGTAGATCAAATATGGCAAGATTTTGAAAAAATGCATATCGAAAATAATTGTAAACCAGAAACTAATAATATATGTAAACACCTTAAAAAATTTATGGATAATAAAGAAAAATCAGAAATTTGCCAAGATTGTGGTGTAGTTTTTTTTACGTCTATTTTTGAAACGGCTGAATGGAATACATATAAAAACGAAGACGGGACTTTCCAAGGTAGTATACAGAGGGGAGAATTAAATTATTCGGATAATCCATACGATATAGCAGGTACAATTCCTGGAATAAACAGGAACAGTCTCATGATGAGGATACATTATCAACAAACTTTCAGTCATAAACAAAAAACTTTTTGGCTAATATCTGAAAAATTGAGTAATTATTGTACTCGTCTAGGAATAAATATCAGTGTACTTCCTACTGCTAAAAAAATGTGGCACATTTGTATGGAGTCTGGTAAACTTACTCGCGCTTCAGTGAGAAACGGATTGATTTCGGCGTGTTTATATTATTCTTGTGTATTTAATAATACTCCTGTAGATAGACAACAAATAATAGATATCGCAGATGGAAATCAGAAAGGTTTTCTAAAGGGTGAAAAAATATTTATGGAAATAATGGATCAAAATAAGACATACGGACATCTAGGAAAAGAAAAAATAGACATCAAAGAAAATGATACATTCATAAAATTTTGTGGACAACTAGGACTTCCGTATATCACTTATAATCTTTGTAATGAAGTATATTCACAAAATGTAGAAAAATTAGAATCGCTAGCTCCAAAGTCGATAACTGCAGGAGTTTTATTTTATGTAGTAAAGATTAAACTAGGACTTAAACAACCTTCTAAATCGAGAATATCACAGATAGTAAACGTGTGTATACCAACTATTAACAAGGTAATAAATATTTTAGATAATTAAAAATTATATGTTGTATTAATATAAATTACATGCCACCACTTATTTATTCGCAAAAAGATTTTGAATTAATGAGAGAACCCGACGAGAAACCAGAAGTACCTATTAATCCGAACGTTTTAAGTGCTATAGACGCTATTAAAAAGGAAGGTGATAGGCAGTATACTTATGATTTACTAAAACTAACTAGAGAGAGAATAGGAACTTCATATTTATCAGAGTATTTTTCAAAAAAAAGCGCTATTCATCAATCAGACCTTTATAAGAACTTTTATAATTTTTATTTCCCAAAAAAGACTGAACCGGATGTTGGAATAATTTTTCAGGGAGAAGACGCAAATACCAACTCTATGCATTTGATTTTTTTAAGAATTATTACAGGATGCGATGCCGCCCATGATTTTCTAGATGGAGATGTTTTTGGAAAAGCGTATAAAAAAATTAAAGATACCAAAAATGATAAAGACCCACAGTGGTCTTTCTGGAAGCATGATTGGGAAAATCATAGAAGTGATTTTGTTGCTTCTTTTAAAGAAGCTATTATTGACTCAATAATGCAGTCTTGTATTTTAATTAAAGAACCGAAAGATTCTACATATGAAAACTTAGCATATGCTTTAGTTGTAATAGATTATCTAAGCGGCAATATTTTGCCAAATTTTGTACGTGCAGAAGATGAAACAGTGGAGCAATCATGTTATTGGTGCCTCACGGAATTTATAAAATCAGACGACGTATCTAAAAAAATAGTAAAAACAATTACAGAGGCATTGGGTGTAATTTCTACACCTTTATCTGCTATTACTGGAAAAGACCTCACAACAATGAAAGATACACTTAAAATAATGGGCGCATCTAGATTAGACGATGCGGTAAAAATTACAATAGACGCTACTTCAGCTGCAAAAAATAATTTATCTTTGATTACTGGTATAATAAAAGGAGGAGAAGTTCAACCTTATTTTTTTAGTTCAGATCCTGGGTCGTTTGTAGGATACGTTGAAGATACTTTAGTAAACCAGTTTGATCCAGCTGAATGCGGAGTTGTTGAGACGATTGCAAAAGAGGTAGGAAGTCATGTATCTTTTGAAAAACAAATTAAGTTTAATATAAAGTTTGGTTTAAAGGGCGGTCGTGTGCATGATATGCTTACTTCAGTTATTTACAAAAATGCTTCCGGAATAGCCAGTTGCAGATGCGATACATTTTATGGAATACAAATTAATAGGGTATACAATTCAGGTGAAGTATGTAAATCAAAATGTGCAGAATTAATAATTAACGAATATATTAGGTATGGTGATTGGACTAAAAAGAAAATGTATAAAAACATGTTTGAAATATCCCTCGGTAAACAACTCGGAGATTTAATGATAAGTTTAAAACACATAGGAGACCCTGGTTCAAAATTAGCAGTTTCTGTAGATAGAATAATGGCGCAATTTACATCACTCGCAAGCAAATATGTTATAATAGACGGCGGTTCAACTTCGGCTCTTACAACTTCTGTACAAATTTTTGAAAAAATTGCTGATAATATAAGCCGCAAAAAACAAAGAAATGCAAATAAGAGGTCTTGGGGAGCAAAGTTAATCGGATTAGCCGAATCATTGGGTCTTAAAAAATCTAAACCCGGCCCAAGTTCTTTTGGTAACGTTACAAAAAGAATTAAAAAGATGTCTATTTCAGAACTTAAAAATAAATTGAAATCAGTTGGTATCAAAATTACTAAAAATGTACGAGGTAAAAGAAAGTATTTATCTAGAAAAGAACTCGAACATAAAGCAACACTATTTAATAAATTACAAAACACCGCTAAGAGAATGAAAATTAAAATAATGTACAAATCTAAATCTAGAATGTACAAATATAAAACGTATAAACGTCTACAAAAAGAAATAAATTCGAAATATAACATAAATCGTAAGTATAAAAAACCATTGGTTAAAAATTTTAACTTCGGATGACCTTTCGAGAATAAAACATATTAAATAACCCAGTAGGATTCTTAAATGAAGATTTCCGATCAAATTAATTAAAATGTATCGTACTATCTGAGAACAGAATCCAAAATTAAAATATTACATTTTTATAATAATATGGCTTGTTTACAATATTATTATGAAAATCCGGAAGACCGTGAAAAATACAGAATAAACTGTAATGGTAAAATATTTCCTAATTTGTATAACGTAGAAAAATATACATCTAAAGAAATGTATGATTTTATCGACAAAAATTATTCATCTGCTGCATTTCCAGATGCTGAAATTGCTCCGTTTGAATTTAGTGAAAGATACATAGATAAAACAAACGACGAAATCTGTAAAATACCTGATATGTCTCTTACTCCGCAACAAAAATTCATGGGACAAATAATGGGACCAACTTCAAATTTTAATAATATGTTAATTTTTCACGGACTCGGTTCAGGAAAGTCGTGCACATCCATAGTTATAGGAGAAGCTCTTAAAAATTCTACAAATAGAAGGCTTATATTCGCAGTACCTGCGCCACTTGTCGATCAATACTTCGAAGAAATCTCTGGTGAAATTAGAAATGGAAAATACTTTTCATGTCCGTCTTTTTGTTTACATCGTGAAGGAGATGAAGACCGTGACTATTATGTTTCAGATGTTCAGAATGTTATGCTCAATTTGAAAATAACCGAAGTAAACAAGGCTTATGAAATATTAGAAAGATATAAAAAATTAATAGATGAAGGTGATACATCTCAAGCAACAAAAAAATTATTCACTGATCAAGAAAACAAACACCAAACTCTTGTAAAAGAACTAGCCAAACAACAATCGTATTATGGTGCTAATATACTCCGAACCTTTGATATAGTTAGTCATCAGACGTTTATAAATTCGTTATATAAAACAGGTAAGACTGGTGCTATGATTAAAGGAGATCGTCTCTTAAATGAAGACTCTGCATTATTTAGCGAAAATGGATTATTAATAATAGACGAAATTCAAAGATTAGTATCAGAGGGTGGTATATTCTATAAAAAACTTTATGACGCAATTAAGTATTACTTTCATCCTAAATTAAAAATAGCTGTTATGTCGGCGACTCCTGTATATGATAATCCATACGAATTAGCTCTAACAATTAATTTACTAAGACCTAGAATTCCGTTTCCAGTTTCTCAAACAGATTTCTATAAATTTTTTATTGGAGAAATGGACGAGGAAGGAAATTGCCTTGAAAGTAAATCTGGAAGAACGTGGATTTCTCAAAATTCGTGCGTGATTAATAAAAATTTAATAAGTTATTTATGTTCTGGTTATGTTTCTTATTTCAAGGGCGGTAATCCTAATGCGTATCCATATAAACGAACTATTACACTTGAACATCTTTTTACACCCCAACACAAAACTTTGTACATTAGTGCTCTAGTTTCAGATGCTTCTAAAGATAAAAATACAAAAAATATGGATGGGTTTGGGGTATATCAAAACATATTACTTGGAAACTACGATACAACATCCGAAGACAAGGTAAGCGGAATATACGTAACTACACAACAATATTCCAATATAGCTTTACCTCAGAAAGAAAACCAAGTTAATAAATCGCTTACTCAAAAAAAAGAAGCCTTACAAGTTTTTAAGAATGAGTTATTTAAACAAGAACTTGAACAAAGGGGAGTATTAGATTTCGTTACTCAATATTCAAATAAATTTTCAAAAATAATAGAATTAACTTTATTATGCGACGGTCCAGTGTTCATTTTTTCAAATTGGCTTACATACGGAGTTGAACCGTTAGCTATTATACTCGAAGCATGTGGATTTAAGAGTTTCGATTTACACGGTCCAGGGGAAAATCGTTATTTTATATGGAGCTCTGAAACAAAAACTAAAGACAAAACCGGAGCTTTAATTAAAAAGGCTAGAAATCAATTTAATTCTACAGGTAATAACACTGGTAATATGCTAAAAGTAATATTGGGCACCCGTTCAGTTATGGAAGGTGTTTCTTTTAGAAACGTTAAGCAGGTACATATTACAGAGCCTTGGTGGAACGAATCTAGAATTAACCAAATTATAGCAAGAGCGTCTAGATATTGTAGTCACACAAGTTTACCTCAAATCGAACAATATGTAGATATCTATAGGCATTATTCAGTTTTTTCTATTGGGGGACGTAGCGAAGACCGAGAGGCATCGGAAGCTTTAAAAACAGGGAATATACAAAATTGGAGAAGTTTATCCACTGTAAGTATAGATCAAAAAATGGCCATGATGTCTTTAAGAAAATATGCTATAAACACTGAGTTAGAAAATCTTTTAAAAGAATGTTCTATAGATGTAAATATAAATAAGAATGGAAATATATTACGCTTAGAAGAGATGGTAGTTCCTCTCATGGACGGTACATATAATATACATTATAAAAATCCATCTAGCGGAAAGATTTATTTAAGAAAAGGAATACCAAGGAAAGTAAATTTTAATGAAATTTACGAAAGAAAATACTCGTTTCCAAATAAAGATTACGAACTTGAATTCGTAGAAACTGGTCAAAATAAAAACGGAGATTTTGTTACATATAAAGATTCCGAAACTATTACACAAGATTTAATAAATGCTGATTTAAATATGAGAGAAATATTAACTCCGTGGAAAAATGAAGACATAATTACAACACTTGAAATTCAGCGGGATATAAAATTATATTTTATAGATTTAGCCAAAAAATATGCTTTACTGCCTTTTCTTAGAAAAAAATACTTCAATGAAAAGGGTAATAAGTTTATTAAATTTGATCACACTAAAAATATGGCAGGTTCGTTGATGAAATGCATCACTGCACTTTCTACAAATCCTGCGATTCCGATGAAAATAAGGAGAGAAATGATTGAGATGATTAAAAAAGAAAGTGTAAAACAAAAAATAAACGAAGACGTAATTAAATTAATTACTACCTATGGATATCCGGAATCATACTTAGAAGAATTCTTGATACTTGCTGCTAATAATCCAGATGCAATTAAAGAAGCATTAAAAACGTTAAAATAGTTTTGCATTATTTTTAAAAAATTAAAATGTGTTAATATTATTAAATGAGCCAAGAGTCCATAAGTTTTTTTGAAGACAAAACAACCGAACAAATAATAAATTGGATGATCGCACATCTATCCGAAAGTCAATTAAGAGGATGTTTAGAATCGGCTAAAATAACCCCAACATATTCTGCTGGTCCAAGTTCTGCCGGAGCTGGATCTTCGTCTGAACCGCTGCCTCCTATGGGTTCTGTGCCTTCTGTGCCTCCTATTCCCGCGACTGGTCCAAGTTCTACCGGAGCTGGATCTTCATCCGATCCGCTACCCTCTTTCACTCCGCCGACTGGAATAGCGCCTACTCCTAGCACATTTCCAGTATTCGACGTCTCGCCTTATCAAGATACCGAAATGTCTACTAGACAAATTAATCCGATAACTCCGGATAAGCTAAATGAATTAGTAAAATATATCGGATATCAAGTAGAAAGTAAAGAAGACATTAAAAGAGTATTTCCGGTAGTTGAGGATATAGGATTAACTGCTATACCAGTTTATGTATACAGTTATGAAAAACCAATTGTGTATTTTATTGGATTTGCTGTAGGCCCAACTGGGTTATATGTAGTACCATTTCAAGCTGCTACACTTAAAACTTTTAAACAAATAGGATTTGAACTTCTCAGAAGTCTAGATAAAAGCTTATTAGATGGAAGTTTCTCATTACCTCCTGGAAAAACGATAACAAAAGAAATGCAAAGAGTTGCTAAAGCTTATGCATTAGCAAATAATAAACCTGATATAATTAAGAATACATTGAAAATTTTGGACCCCGATTATCTAAAAAATGTTGTTAGACCAGAAATAGAAAGACGGAAGGCTGCAAAATTCGGTTTTACAGAAAATTACAATAACGGAGGTGAATTATTTGAAGACTTAACTTCCGACACATTAGATTATAACGAGTTTGGAAATGAAGATACATTAAATGAAAATGAAAATGAAAATGAAAATGAAGAAGATACAGATTATGCCGGAACCGAATCTGATTACACATCAACTGAAAACGGAACCGAACAGGATTTAAGCGAACCTCCTGAAGTTAAATCAAATATTCGAGTTTACGACATGACCCCTGAACAAAGAAAAGAGCATATGAAAAATAAATTTGGAGAAAAGTTTTCTGAAGAATTTACAGCAGAGAGTTACATCAATTCACAAGGAAAACCTGGTGTAAAATATATAAGAAACGGAAACATATATAAAGAACGAGAGTATGAAGGTCCTATAATAGGAGGATTTGGGGAAGAGTCCGAAGAGGAAAATTTATTTTGAAAATAAATTTAATATGTTATAAATTATATGGAAATTTACAAACCACATATAGAAACATCGTTCAAAAATGCTGAAAACAATATTTCAAAAATTACTGAAGATATAATAAACATAGACTGCATGTGCGGAACTAAAACAAAACACTTCTATAATAATTTGCTAAATATGAAAGACGCTAGATATTTAGAAATAGGCACTTGGAAAGGGGGTTCTGTGTGCGCTGCGATGTATAAAAATGAAGCAAAAATTGTATGTATAGATAACTGGAGCGAATTTGGGGGACCTAAATTAGAATTTTTAACTAATTTTGAAAAATTCAAAGGAAAAAATGATGCGACTTTTATCGAAACATCGTGTTATGAAATGAACGTTTCAAAATTACCAAAATTTAATATTTATATGTACGATGGAAAACAGACAGAAGAGAACGTGTATAACGCATTAATATATTATTATAATTGTTTAGATAATGTATTTATTTTTGTAATCGGAGATTGGAACTCAAAATTTATACGAGAAGAAACTCGGAGTGCTATTAAAAATTTGAACTTAGAAATATTGTACGAAAAAGAAATTATAAATGAACCATATAGACCTTTTTACCTAAATGATTGGTGGAACGGAATTTTTGTTACTATTTTACAAAAAAATAGTAAATTATTATTTATCTAAAGAAAGATCTCTCATAAATTTAAATAAATTTTTTTCATCTTCTTTTGTTGAAAATTTAATTAAATATTTTTCGTATTCAGTCTTTTCTTTAAAATAATTTTTGTAAGAGATATTGAATTCTAAAATCAATTTTTTAAAGTTATCGGTTAAAATTGTACGCCATTCTTTACTTATTTTTTTAAAGTAATATCTCAACTTTTCGTAATTAATTAAATTTTTATTGATTGTCTTTTTAAATAATATCGCATCTTCTAATGTGTCGTTTGAAATTTCATGTTTAAACATATTGATATTTATATTATAAATAAGTTCTAATACAGCGTTATCTAAAATTATTGTTTTAATACTCAGTTGAGACATTCATATAAATTATTACAATTTGCTTTTGTTAATATTTAATAAAAATTGTAATAATTTATCGGAGAATAAAGTTAAATAAAGATAAATAAATAAATATATAAATCTAAATGGATAAGATTGCTTCAGAAAAAATAGCGATTTTAATAATAACAACTAGTAATAAGAGAGACAATTGGAAATGTGTAAAAGAAACTTATTTATACAATTTGACTTTAAAAACACTCTTGCTAACTTACGATAAAGAACACGCTTATAAATTTTATATAGGAATTGATGAAAAAGATCGTATTTTTGATAATTCTGAAAATCAAGCCGAAATAACCAGATTTACAAAAGCATTTTCAAATGTTGAATTTGAATTCGTTGTATACGATAAAGAAAAAATTGAAAAGGGCTATTGTACTATGATGTGGAACATTTTATTTAAAAAAGCCTACGAAAACGGTTATAACTATTTTTATCAATGTGGAGACGACATAATATTTAAGACAAAAGGATGGATAAACGACAGTATTAAAATGTTGAAAATCCACGATAATATTGGATTGACTGGACCTATTAATAACAATAATCGAATTTTAACCCAATCTTTTGTATCAAGAAAACATATGGAGATCTTTGGATGGTATTTTCCAGAAGAAATCAAAAATTGGTGTTGTGACGACTGGTACAATATGGTTTATAGTCCAGATTATATATATCCATTATCAAAACACTACGCAGAAAACTCAGGCGGAAATCCTAGATATAACATAAATAACGACCCAAATTTTGCAGGAAATACTCAAACTATTTTTATTAATAATTTAAATAAATTACGAATTACCACACAGAAATTAGCAAATACACATAAAAAACTAATAGTAGAGTATATCAACAATCAACGCCTAATTAACTAAGTATATCTGTATGTTCTCCGATATATTCCGGAAATAAATTTTTATTATATATCATTAGCTTTACTCCATTTTTTTTAATAGCACTTAAATGAAAATATCTATGCTCACAGTCATATATTTTGGGACTTATATTATAACTAATTTTATATTTATTGTATACATTACGCATATGATCGATATTAAATAAAGTTAAATCTATTAAACTCCTGTAATTGCAATTTTGAAATTTTTTAGTTTTGTAAAGACCAAATCCTCCAAAAGCGGATTGACATTCAATGAATTCATTTTTAAGAGATTCTTTTTTTAATTCCATATTCATTGATTTTATTAATTTTTTGACGTCACTTGAATGCCAACAAGAAAACTGAAAATTTTTAAAATTTAATGCCCAAAAATCATAATAGTTAGCGTTATTAAAAAATACTCCGTCCCATATATCATTTTTATCGAGGGCTTCCTGTAAAATTTCAATATTGATAGGCTTTGTAGAAACATCGTCCATGTCTATCATAATGAAGTATTCGAAATCGTTATATTCCTGATAAATTTTACTTATAATTTTATTTCGAGCTCTCTCTATATTAACAGTCCTTATATGTGTAGTTATATCTTCGTTAATTATAATATCCATGTCAAAAACAGATTTAAGTTTTAATAATTTTGTAAGTGTAAAATCGTTGGATTTATCAAAACTAATTATAATCTTAGTTTTAACAAATAATTCAGAAATTTTTTTAATGTTATCAAATACCTTATCCAAATATTCTTCACAATTTTTAACGCATCCGCATATTAAACATGAACTCATATAATAATATTAAGTATTAAGTATTTAAATTGATTTAAACCTTTAAACCTTTAATAATTTAATAAAATGAGTAAATGTCCATTTTCAGAAAATGAAAAATTGACCAGTTTTTTAGAATTACAGAGACATGTACTCGAATACGAGAACTTGGGAAAAAAATATTTTATAGGTAGGCTATCCGGAAATGAAACGTCACTTGTGGGTAAAGTGTTATGTGGTAAAGTTATACCGCAATATTTAATTAATGATATGTTACATGGAGCGGGGATAAAGTTTAACACGACCGATGATATAAAAAAATATGTAATAGAATATAATAAAGCTATAAGTAAATCGACTTTATTGTGTGTTTGGGATTCTCAAATGTATATTCAAGCCGAAGACTATTACATTTTTATAGATAAAATATACCCAAATATTAAAAAAATATGCGCTCATTCATTGGAACCGTATTATTTTATGAGCGTTCCGGAGTATAAGTTTAATGAACTATTAAATGGAAAAAAAATTCTAATTATTAGTTCGCATATAAAAACCGTAGAGAATCAATTAATCAATATAGATAAATTATTTCCTAAAAAAATTTTTGGAAATAATGTACAATTTAAAGTTTATAAACCGCCTCAGCAAAATGCAGGAAACGATGATAGCAATTCCTGGGGATTCCATCTTGATAAAATGAAAGAAAACTTAGAAAATATAAAATTAAACGAGTACAACTTTGATTTAGCATTAGTAAGTGCGGGAGGTTTTGGAATGTTAATATCTAATTATATTTTTGATAAACTCGATTCAAGCGTTATATACGTAGGAGGACCTTTGCAGTTATTTTTCGGTATAAACGGTAGTCGATGGGAGAATAATAAAATAATCAACGATTCAAAAAATAAATACTGGACTAATGTATTACATGAGGATAGGCCTAAAAATCCATCGTTGTGTGAAAATAGTTGTTATTGGTAATTACATTTAAAGATACCGTTTACATTTAAATAAATGGACCTCCCTATTATAATATTTCATTTAGGCAATCGAGAATATGTACACTTATGTCTTAAAAAAGCTAAAGAATTAAATAAATTAGTTATTTGTATAACTGATATTCCCAAAGAATATGAACACACAGGTGCTACATGTATAGATTTTAACAAATACGGAAGTCTTATTAACGACTTTCAAAAATTATATAAACATTTTTCTACAAATTCTTATCAATTAGAATTAATTTGCATAATAAGGTGGTTTGTTATTCGCGAGTACATGAAAGAAAATAAAATAACTAGAGCATTTATTTGTGATTCAGATGTTTTAATATACGAAAATTTAACAGATATAGATAATAAATATTTAAAAGATTATGAATTTATGCTCTGTTCATCTCATAGCAAAGACGTGACTGGTGGACAAAGTATTTGGAATTTAAATAAATTACAAGATTTTGTAACATTTTGTTTTAAATTTTACAAAGAGCAGATGGAGAATATTGAAAACTGGCATAAAACGTATACAGCTCCAGGTGGAATATGTGATATGACTTTATTATATTATTTTTCGCACAAAGAAGAAGTATTCCAAGGCTTACAATTTCCAAATTTTCCAACTATAACAAACGATCTGACGCAAATTTTTGATAACACATTTACTTTCGATTTACATTTGGCTACACATGGTAATCACATTTACCCAGAAGACTATGAAGTAGATAAAAGTACACAAAACAAAAAAATTAAATTTATAGACAACAAACCATATTGTTTTAATAAACGATTAAATAAAGACATTAAGTTTGTTTTATTGCATTTCCAGGGTAGAAATAAATCAGTTATGAAAGAATATTATTTAAAAACGTTTATTAATTTTAACCAATAATTCAAATGTAATTTTTCCATATTAAATTCGTTGTTTTCAAATTTAAGTCTATATTCAATAACCGTCGTGTTTAATAAATCTATATTAATGTCTTCCCATTTTTTAACTATTAATACGGGCAAATCTTTATACACACTATCTATATACGAAGTTTTTACAACTGGGATGCACCCTAAACATAACGCCTCCCAATTTCGGTGACAATCTAGTCCACCTCCGTGTGGACATGCGACAAAAGCATATTCTTTTTGTTTATTCCACGTTATCAATCTAGATACTTTATTTTCTTCGTAATATATTAAATTTTTATCTATATTTTTAAGTGCATCTTTCCTATCGTGGCCCAATTTAGTATTCATAGTAAAATGAAAATTAGAGTAACACATTATTTTACGTTCCCAAAATGGAATAGCTTTTTTAATAATCATTGTTAACATTTTTTCCTGTTCTTCACAATTACTCACAGGACCCCATAGAGGTCTAGTTCTCAATGTGTGATAATCTAATCCGATTGGTATTTTAGTAATTTTTTCATGTTCTACGGTCATATTTTGACTAAACCAATGTATTAATCTTGCGTCATTTAATAATGAATTAAATTGAGTTTTTGATAAAATTTCATCTGGAACAGTTTCATCACAGTCCCCCGATACTAAAATAAATGGAAATTCGATAAAAGGTAATAAAACTTGTAAAAAATGACCGATTGCACTAGAACATACATATATTGAAGGATTTTTAACAGTTTTAATTTTTTCAATACTTGGATAATCGTGCATATGTCTAATACTGGAATATTGTGTATTAGGGAAATAATCGCATAATTTTAAAAGTCCTCTGCTTGATACGAATATATTGTTATTTTCTTGCATTATTATCAATATGTATTTTTACTTTAAATTGTATTACTTAAAGATTAAATAAATTTAATTAATAATGTGGGACTGTGATGATAAAGTAGGATTTGATGCGTATTTACTTAAAAATTTAGGTCAGATTAACAACGATACATTTTCTCAAAAAATTAGAGAATTTTCAAAAGATCCTACAAATAAAAGTTTTTTAGAAATTGGAACTTGGAACGGTCTGGGTAGTACTAAACAATTCGTGGATGAGTTAGAAAATATAACGGACGATTATATTTTTTATAGTCTAGAGTGTAATAGTGAAAAATCTGCATATGCTAAAGGTCTTTATAGTAATAAAAAAGTTAATATACTAAATGAGGTAATATTCAATGTTGAACCCCCCGACTTTTATAAAATTTTTCCACAATGTATTAATAATTCAATGTATAAAAAATGGAACGATATAGATATTATAAATATGAAAAAATGCAATCTATTTTTAGATAGGAAAGAACTTCCTGAAATTTTTGATGTAATATTACTAGACGGCGGTGAATTTACTACTTATTTTGAGTTTCGTATTTTACAGAATAGATGTAAATATCTAATGTTAGACGATATTAATGTAGATAAATGTAAATTAATTGTTAAAGAGATTGAAGAAAATCCCGATAAATGGGATATTATAGAAAAAAATACTTCCACCAGAAATGGATTCATGATTTGTAAAAATCTAAATTAAATTTTAATTAATTGCTTAAAAATATAAAGTATAAAGACATTTTCAATTATTATATTGAAAAATGAACGTTCTAGAAATCTCTAATATCGCTGCAGCGTGTGGTAAAAATCCATATGAAGACAAGCATAAAATAATGCTTCTAATTTTATGTAGAAAATACAAAGAAATTTATAAACAGGAATTTAAAAAACTCGGAGTAATTCAAGTAATATCCGGCGATGTAAAGACTTTTGATACAGAACTTAAAGAGATGTACTCTGAACACAAAAAAACTGTTAATAATCCAAAAGACTTTAAAGAAATTGAAAAAACTATCACGGACAAAATAAAACTTAAAAAAGAAATCACTAAAACCGATCTCGATTACGTCAAAATGTTTATAGATTCTTCACTTAAGAAAGATTGTGGAACAAATTCGGAAAGACATGTAATTAAGAAGCAAAAATATACGAAGGGGAATAATACTATGTTCAGCTACACAAATAAAGAATTTAACTGGACTATAAGGGGATTTCACGACGCTACCGATAATGAAAATGTAATTGAAATCAAAACTAGAATGAAACTTCAAAATGTAAGAAGAAACGAATACGATTTGTATCAACTTTTTGGATATCTGCTTTCGATGAACAAAACAACTGGAAAAATTGTACAATATTTTAATGAAACCGTATACGACTCAGATATTCCAAATTTTAACGAATTTGGAATAATTGATATAACCGCGGATCCTTGCAAACACAAATTCGATACATTCATGAACGAACTTAATCTTTTCTTTCAAGAACTGAACGTGTATTCAGATACACTCTTAATGGATATTAAGAGTGTAATAAAAGATACAGAATGGCCAATTGCACTTTATGATCAAGATGAAGTTCCTCATAACGTTAATCCAGTTTATGAAAAAATAATTCAAGCGATTGGTTAATCATTAAAAATTTTATCTAAAATAGATTTATCCGATAGTCCACGAATTATTTTTTTATTGTGTATTATTGTCGGAAACACGAATTCTCCGTTTAGCAATTTAGTTAAACCTAATAATATACTTTCTCTTTCGAGAAGCGGAATATCTGTAAAATTGTTGTCGAAGTTAAACGTTCCATCTTTTTTATAGGTGATAATTGTCCATTGTTTTTTTGTTTTTGATATATATTCATCTTTTAGTGATTCGCAAAATCTACAATTTTCCATAGAAAAAACTATTATATAATTTGTAGAAATATCTATAAAATCCAGGCGACCTTCGGGTCTAATTTCAATATTTTCCTCAAAAAGTTTTTCAATAGTATAAATAACAGTTCCGGTTATTATAAAAAGAACTATTAAAATTATAATATTCCACATTATGAATTAATTAATATTTTAAAATTTATATTTTAACTCATTTTAAAAATTAAAATGAGTTAAAAGTAAAATGTATAGTAAATTATATAGTAAAATATATGCAAAGGTATTTTTGCGATAGATGCTTTAAAGAGTTTGCTAGAAAAAATCAACTAACTGAACACCACAATAAAAAAATCAAGTGTGAAGATAGTAAACAAAGCGTCGAAGAAGTAATTAGTAGTATAATAGAAACAATAGAATGTTCTTCACTTGTTAGTCACAAACTAACTGATAACATAGTTTTATACATAGGTGATTCTATAAATTTAAATAGAATTCTAAAAAACAAATTTAGAATGATTTACTTTGATCCGCCTTTTAATTCAGATAGAGACTATAAGTTAAATTGTGAAAGTAGTTTAGGATTTTCAGATAAATGGAGCGACATCGATTATGAAACGTTTATAAAAAACCACATTGATTCACTATATGAATTATTGGAACAGGATGGAACTTTATTCTTTCATATTTCAACGACATGTATGTACATACCCGAAAAAATATTGCGAAGCAAATTTTTTTCTGTAGAACCTATATTTTGGAAAAAATGTCGTTCAAAAAACAACGTCAAAACTAAATTAGGTTCTGTAATAGATATTATTTGGAAATGTAATAAAATTAAAAAATATAAATTTAATCTAGTAATGCAAGAAAAAGATTCTAATTACTTAAAAAATTCTTTTAAAAATGAAGACAGTAAAGGTAATTATTCACTGGGTCATTTAGTAACTGAAAATACAAAAAAAGGTTATATTTATGAAATAATTATAAAAGATAAAACATTTAATCCAAAAACTGGATGGAGAATTAAAGAAACAGAATTAAAAAAATTAATAGAAGAAGATAGAATTCATATGCCCGTTAAAAAGGATGCTAAATTATATAAAAAAATTTACTTACACGAACATCCTGGAAAACCATGCACAGATTTATGGGACGATATTCACTCTATATCACAAGGAAAAGAAGAAAGAAATTATCCTACAGCTAAACCCATAAAATTATTGGAAAGATTGATAGAAATATCTACCGACGAAGGAGATTATGTTTACGATCCTATGTGTGGGTCTGGAACTACGGCTAAAGCATGTGATAAATTGAATAGAAAATGTATAATTAATGATATTAATCTAGATATAATTGAAATTGTTAAATCAGGGTTCAATAATTAACAATTACTTTACCAAAACACCCTTTAATAAATTCGTCTACCTTATCTTGTTGAATTTTAAAACAGGCACATGATGATTTATTTTTTTTACTCTGCCCAAGAAGTGCTGAAATACCGTTATTAAGAAGAAGTCTTAATCTCAGATTTGTATTAATTTCGTTTCCATCTGGCTTTTTAATCCATATCTGACGACTAGTTTTTGCACGACTAGTTGATTTAAGAATAAAATCATTTTTATGAATCGGATTGAAATAAATATCCAAATTTGATTTATCTAATAAAATTAGTTGTTTAGATTGGTTAATATTAAAAATGATATATTTTGTAACCTCTTCTTTTTTATAGTTTTTTTCCAATAATTCTGATATTTCTTCAGAAGATAAATCATCTAATTTCGAAGACATTATATCATCAAGCTCTGATCGAATACCTCCTTTTTTAGGTACGGGTTTATCTTGGTTTTTTTCTTTGAATTCTAGTATATCCTTTTTTAAATCATCTGATATCCCCTTTGTAGTGTTTACCCAATCGATCGTTCCTCCTTTTTTGTGATTTTTTATAGATACACCAATTTCTGTACCATTACTAAGTTGAAAAGAAGCGTCCATTTGTTGTTGCGTACCACCTTCGTGTGTACAAGAAATAATTGAAGTAGAATATTCGCTTTCTAAAAATTTGGATATTTCGTTATTCGGATTTTTATTAAAGAAATCGACTACAAATTTTTCGTTTTTAATCCCATTTGCGTGGCTCTGTCCGTCGATAGAAAAAGGCATTTGTTTTATTACACTATTACATTTACATTCACATTAACATTTTTAGATTTATTTATTTTTAGCAATTAAATCTATAAGCAACTGGTTAATTGCTAAAAATAAATAAATCTAAAAATGTTAATGTGAATGTAAATGTAATAGTGTAAATGTATAAATCTAATATCGACGACTATGAAGTCGAAGCTGAAGTGCCGCGCGAAATTCTTGTAAACATTACTATAGTAACAGATCACGCGTGGGACAACGTATCCAAGATTATGAGACGTATAGATAATAAATGTATTAAACCCTCACATCGAATTAATCTTTTTTACGGTAAAAAATTAAAAATGCTACAAAACGTGTGTATTAAAAAAGGATATACAGTTTTTAGAAGGCAGGTATCAAACGAAACTTACAATTCAGATATTAAACAGGTTTTAGACTACACAAAATTTTGTATTATATTTCACAATTTTACAGAATACAATACAATATCAGGGTACACAATCGAATTATGTAAATTGAATTGTATTCCATATTTTATAATATCAGAGCATACAGATTCTTATTATTTCAATGGGGAATATATTCAATCAAAAAAATTTAAGAACTGTGTAAAGGAAATACATCTTTCTCCAAGAGACGCAATTGTGTCTCTAGAATTTAATCCATTTGTTATTAATGATGAAATACAGGATGAGAATCCAGAGAATAGTATTGAAAAATTTAAAGAAAATTATAGTTATCTTCAAGAACTCAAAAAGACAAATAGAACTATTCTTATTGAATGAATTATTTTAGTTGTTCCTTTGCGAATAATATTCCCTTTTTGTAAAATTCTATTACTAAATTGCTTTCTATTTTATCAAGATTTAAATAAATCCCCGGATTAATTTTATTACTACATTCAATTGTATAAGTAGATCTAGGTTTTTCATAATTTAAAAGAGTTTTAAAAATTTTTGAAACGTAGTTATCTTCAACGTGATTTACAATGATACTATATCCACAAATGTATATATCTGATTTTGGAGAACCATAAACATTTTTACAACACCCGTCTATATAGTCTTCGCCTTTTATTTTAACACTTTTAAATATAAAAGGGATACTCATCGATGCTTTTAAAGCATCTTTTAACCTAACGTCCGGATAATCCTTGTTATTAAAATTTATGTATTCTTTTGTGTCTAATTTAGTTGCATGAATATTTATGTTTACTTGCGTTTTAATACTAAATTCTGAAAGGGTTAAATCTAAGTTGTTAAATTCGGTTAAAAACCCTATTAACGTGTCTAAAAAAATGTCTTCTATTATATGATTATCTGAAATATTATAAAAATCATATTTAACAATTTCTTTCAAGTCTATATCCAAAAATTTCAATAGGATTTCTTTCGGAGTAAATCCTGATAAGTAAAGTATACCAATTAGAGCACCAATCGAACACCCATAAAAATTTTTTAAATCTAGAAGATTATTTTCGTGTAAATACTCTAAAGCTCCTATAAACATTATACCCGAATAACCGCCGCCTCCTATAAACAAATCGTTCATATAATAACTGTATCTATATTTATCATTCAGTTATAAACGTATTTTTAATAAGAAGATCTATGTATTGAGTCTTAAAACTTTGTAGATAATTATTTTTAGCAGTCCATTCTTCTTCATGTCCTAGAGATTTACACAGTGAATGTGCAAGTTCGTGTAAAAGAGATGTAATTATAGTATCCGCGTCGAATTTTACATTTCCGTGGTTGTATACTTTAATTCCAATTTCTCTCCCCTTATCATAATTCCATGCTAAAATATCTGGATCTTCGTCTATTAATTCAACAAAACTGGTGTTTTGTAATTTAATAGTCAACTTTTTTGAGTCTTCTTCATTTATTTTATCTTTTATATCGTGAGATACATAAACTAAAACTTCTAATAATTCAGCTACATCTGAATTCCTTGCTCTGTATAATTTTCCAGATTTTGTACTAAACGAGTATCTACAGGGTTTAAATAAATAATACAACAAGAAAAATAAGAGTATAATAATTAAGATAGTCATTTATTACAATCCCTAGATTTAATTAAACTATATAAAATAATAATTTATAAAATACTATAATGGATTGTTTCATACGAAAACAGCATACAAAAATAGAAAAAGAAATATCTTACCAGATTTTATCATGGGAGGCTTTCGACGAAGTCGACGAATCTTCAGAAGATGAATTAAATAAATACAATATTTATACATTTGGGGTTAACACAGACGGAGAGTCTGTTTGTGTAAGATTTGAAGAGTACCAACCTTATTTATTTGCTCTAGTTCCAGAACACTTACAAAAAACGTTTGACGATTACAAAAAGAAAGAATTGGAGAAATATATCAAGAACAAATTGTACAAAAATAGAGATGACTTAGAAATAGTTTCAATAGTTGAACGCAAAAAATATAATGGATTTACTAACGGTAAAAAATATAAGTTTATTAAATTTGTTTGTAAAAACTTGAGTACATTCAATAGAATAAAATACATTCTTAATCCAAAAAATAAAAATCAACTACCTAAAATATTATCTATCGATGTTAATCCTCTAAAATTTGAATTATATGAGTCAAATATTGAACCTTTTTTGAGATTCACACACAAAATGTACATAAAAATGGCTGGATGGGTAAAAGTTAAGAATGCGAGTAGGGATAATAATATCTCAAGATGTCAGCATAGCTACACCGCGAAATACAGTACAGTATCTCCATTAGAATTGCAAGAAGTTAGTAATCTAACACTGGCTTCATGGGATATAGAAGCATTTTCACATTCGACAAGGTATGAAAATATAAACGAATTTCCAAATCCAGAAAACCCAAATGACTTAATTACTCAAATAGGAACAAGTCTTTATAAATTTTCCACCAAGGAAAGTATCAAACACGTTGTTACTATTAAAAGTCCCATCGATAGATGCTGTGATCCAGTAGAAGGTATAATCATTGAAGAGTACGATTCCGAAAAAGATTTAATTATAGGCTGGGTAAGATTTATAATTAAGACAGATCCAGATATTCTAATTCAATATAACGGTTATAACTTCGACTGGAAATATATTTATGAAAGATCTAAAGTTCTAGGTATAGAATATATTCTAGAAAATTTAAGTAGAATTGAAACAAAGCCTGCGCATATTCACGAAGATCAGTTAAATACGTCAGCTTACGGCGACAACACAATGAAATATATAAAAATATATGGAGTAACTCAATTTGATTTGATGTTTGTTATTAAAAAAGAACATAAACTAGAATCTTATAAACTTAATAATGTAGCAGAACATTTTACAGGCGATAAAAAAGACGATTTAAGTCCGGCAGATTTATTTAATTATAACACCTCTACAAAAGATAAAATTGCTTTAGTAGTAAAGTATTGCGCACAGGACACGTGGCTACTGGTTGAACTTACTTTAAAACTAAGAATTATTACAAATATGATAGGAATGTCTAATATTACAATGGTTCCTATACAATATATAGAACTTAGAGGTCAGCAAATAAGAGTTCACACACAAATTGCATATGAAACTAAAAAAGAAGATTTTCTAATTCCGACGATTGATTATAAACCAAGGGATGAAATTGACGACGAAGAAAAATTTACGGGCGCTACAGTTCTAGATGCAGTACCAGGTGCTCATTTTGAACCAATAGCCGGCTTAGATTTTGCGAGTCTATATCCATCAATTATGATCGCACATAATTTTGATTATTCTACTATAGTAGAAGACGAAAAATTCGATAATTTAGAAGACATAACATATGAAACAATTGAATGGGATGAAGGTAAAGTAAAATTTGCTCAAAATCAAAAAGGTATTATGCCTAAAATTTTGGAAAGACTCTGGATCGAACGTAAAACTATTAGAAAACAGATGAAAACTCTTTCATCTGAAGATTCTTTATATGCTGTATTAAATGGTGTTCAACTTGCTATTAAAGTTTCTATGAACAGTATTTATGGATTTACCGGAGCGAAATATGGACGTCTTCCAAACAAATTAATAGCAGCATCGGTAACAGCATGCGGAAGACAGATGATCGCGCATTCAAAAAAATGCGCCGAAGAGTGGTACAATTGTGAAGTTGTTTACGGAGACACCGATTCTATATATGTTAAATTTAAGAGCGATTTCAAGGGCCAAGATCACATGAATTATGTATTCGAAGTAGCACCAAAATGTGCGGAAAGAATTTCAGAAACGTTCAAAAAGCCTATAGAACTTGAATTTGAAAAAGTTATGTATCCGTTTATACTTTATTCTAAAAAGAGATACGCAAGTCTTTTTTGGACGTCTCCGGGGAAATATGATTATATAGACTACAAAGGAATTCAAGTAGTTCGCAGAGACAATTGTTCGTTTGTTAGAGAGAATTCAAAACATATCTTTGAATATATCTTTCTAAACAAAAAAATTTTAGATTATTCCTTTGATAATGTGGAAGAATTAATAGAAACTGCTAAAGAATTTGCACGGGAAAAAATTAAAAAATTAGTAAACGGGGAAGTTCCGATGAAAGAATTGCTTTTGTCTAAAAGTTTGAGAGCCGGATACGCGTTTGATCGTAAAGCAGTTTGTTCAGAATGTTCGAAGATCTATTACGAACTTGATGTATTATCGAAAAAAGAAATGGACATAACAGTGCTTACAAAAAAATCTGTAGACGAATTTATAAAATCTGTACACAAATGTCCAAGTTGTGAAAAAGAAACATTGTTTGAAAAATGTCCAGCAAATATTCCGCACGTAGCACTTGCTAGAAAAAGAGAACTTCGAGACAAAATGGATAAAGTTTCTTCGGGTGATAGAGTATCGTATGTATTTGCTACATACGAAAGTACCAAACAGTTTGAAAAAGTAGAAGATCCTAATTATGTAATTAAAAATAGAGTGCCTATAGATTATATATATTACTTTGAACATCAATTTAAAACGGTTTTAGAAACTATCTTTTCTCCAATGTTAAATGATGTTTCAGAACTATGGAAAGATCTGATACCTGCTAAGCAAAAAAAAATAAGAAAAAGCAAAGCTACGACAGGTAATGTAATGTAATTGAATGTAATTTAATGTAATGTAATTTAAAATATTTCAATAATGTTAAAATGAACGATTTAGTTTATCCACTTGTTATACCAGCAATAATTATTATAATTTACTATTACGCTCTTTTTTCCACAGAAAAAATTAAAAAATATAGTAATATAGGTCTTTCATTTTTTATCTTTCATTTAATTATACTATATATGTGGCTTTTTATAGAAGTAATCGAAATTTTAATTTAATTTAATTTAATGTAATGTATTATAAAATTGCTAATTAATAATTTACTTAAAAAAAAGTATGTGATTAATTAGTGATAAACATGTCTATCGAAGCTAAATTCTCCGACTTCAAGATTAAGTATTCTCTCTCAGATGAAGCTATTAACGAACTAAAGACACTTTTTGATACGTTAATCGTCGAAGTAGCTCATAAAATTATTAAAAACGAAGAACCTAAAAAAACTATTCAAAAACTTGATACTTCTATTACACTTTACACCCAAAAAAAATTCGCTACAAAAATCGCAGAAGAATACGCTGCCGAATGTGGTATTACTTTGGAAGAAATTCCATGTGATACTGGAAAAGTAACCAAAAAAGAAATTGAAAAATACGTTAAGAATAAACCGGGTACTAAATCCGAAAAAGTCTCTAAGAAAAAAGAATCAGGGGGCGACGGAGATGAAGAAAGTATCAAACCAAAAAATAAATCTACTAAAGAAACGAATTCCATGAAGGAAAAATGTGGAGGAATTACAAAAGACGGCAATCCATGTAACTCTGCTGCGACTAAAACTCCCGATGGATCTAAAAAGTGTTATTGTTTTAGACATGCACTAGAATGGAAACAATATGAGATATCTTCAGATTCAGACGACGAACTAGAACCAGAACCTGAATAAGAACCATAATACAGTCTACAACATCGGATATCTTTTTAAATACCACCTGTCCCATTGGCCAGCTGGAGAGGTACTATCATCTCCAGTCCTTGTTAAAAGAAGGTTATCCTTTCCCTTAATAAGATCCACACGACCGTCATTTACACCGTTATTGTTGTATCTCATTTCTATTCTCAATAAAGTATCATAGGTTATAAATGTTTGTTTAATAGAACCCATATATGTATTGTTATCACTCAAAAAACTAACTCGATCAGAATTAATTTTATCATTGTACTGATTTTTAATCTTTGTGATAAGCTTATATTTATCATCGTCACTTATAATACTTAATATATTTGAAGACATATCATTCCATATCTTTTTTTCTATTTTATCCAATCCATACATTATTGGAAAATAAAACGCGTCGTATACACTAGTTGAATTTATATCATTATCCGACTTAATATAAAAGTACTGATTATTGTCGTCGTTGGGTGGAAATTTAGGATAATTCATAAGCACACTTTCATAGAATTCCGTATCAGTTAAATATTCGCCTTTGGTGGATGTATATATTAAATATACTATTATAGACACTAAAATCGCTAATGAAGCGATATATGTTATATTTTTACCGTTCATTTAATTTAAATTAAACATTTTAATTTAAAAAATTAAATAAGCCTTATTAAACGTTTATAATTCTAAAATCGCTATTTCTTCCATTTGCAAAACTTACAAATTTACCCGCTTCGCCTGCTTTGGCTATCAATTCCCTGGGGTCATTAAGCTGCAATTGAAAACGATCCTCTTTTTTGTGGGTTATATCGTCCAACTCTTTTATTAATTTATCTGCTTCTGCTTTATTTTCATTGGATCGGGCTTCAATAACTTTCCCTATTACACCATCTGATGAATTAATTTGTTCAGCAAGTAAATTTAAAATTCTAATGTCTATTCTTGCCTTGATTATATCTGTAAGGTATTTTGAAAAAGCCTCTTCTGTAAATATAGATAAAGGTGTATACACAGGAACGTTATCTCCGTCATTTTCAGCCGTTGAAAAATAATAATAATTCGGGTCGACTTTAATAGGGGGAGTTAAATCTAAATCTAAATCTAAATTAAATGATTTTTTTTTATTAATAATTAAAAACAAAAAAATTATTCCAACTATTGTAAATATAATACCTAATATAATTTTACTTTTCATTTAAAATTAATAAATATTTTAATTTAATTAAATTATTTCGCATTGCATTTATTTATATTCACACTGTATTTATATTCACGGCACTCTAGCTACTTTAAATTTTGCCGCTATACACCCGTCGTTTTTATCACACATAACTGGATCTTTGGCACCACTGCAGCATGGAGTATCTACTATAATCGTTTTTCCTTGTATAGATAACGAAACTTCTACAGCCGAGCCGTTACCATATTTAACGCGTCGTTTATCGCCCCTATCATTTATTACATTATCGTACATAGTTTGTTGATCTAATTTTGCATCTTCGTACATTTGAAGTGTACCCGATACAATTGACGCACTTAAATCTTTCTCAATATATTGTCCGATTAAACCTGCGAAATACATAGAATTAGATAAATCGGTATGGTCTTTTAATTTTTTATATATTCCAGTTAAAACGCCATCAAGAGGTTCTAGTACATTATCAACATAAGGTGCTTTAATAATATCTCCGTATGAGTCAAAAAGAGCCATATACATAGATTCAGCATTCTCCGGTGGGTCTATGTACGAATAAGCTAAACTGTATTCACCTTTGTATAAAATTTTACTTATATATAATATTAAAATTACAATAACCGCGATAGAGATTATTTCTATAATTTTCATACTAGTTTATTTTAAATAAATATTTTTATTTAATTAATTTATTGATTTATTGATTTATCAATTTATTGATTTATCAATTTGTGGAAAAAAATCTATAATATTTTCTTGTATTTTATTAAATGGTATTAGATTACACAATAGTTAGTTCAACTAATATATTTTTAGATAGTAGAAATGGTATATATCACGACGAGTGCGATATAGATTTAACCCTAAAACCTATTAACGCAGCAAAGAACGAATACATACAACTTACACTTAATTATTTTGACATGACCAATAATTTATATAACGTTAATTTTAGAAATTGTATGTTTGATGTATCGTTTACATACAATTCGATTCTTGACGGTGGAAATTTGAAATTAACTAACGAAAATTATTATAATTTACACGAAATAGCAAGCAATTTCGCAGTTAAACTAGGATTATTGTTTGAGTCTAAAACTAATCGTAAATTTAGAGTAAAAGAAATCAAAAACACTATTTTGTCCCAGTGGACTGTATTCAACGTAGATGGAGGGTTAGATGCGACACCTGGAAGACCTGTTGGAGACGGAAATCAGTTATTAGATATTACATTAGAAGCTTATAACGCAGGAGGCAACGTTATTGCACATGGTATAACAGGTTTACATTTATCTTTTCCAGAAGATAGCGAATTATATCTGATACTTGGAGGACTTAAAACTAACAACGGTAATAGCTGTATGCTTGTAGATACACAAACAAACTATATCACAGTTAGAGGATTTTTTCCAATGAGAAGGTCTTCCGATAATCATACGTTTATGCGGTGTGATTTAAATGGAAATAATTTTTCTACTCCTATCAACGACGGAGTTTCTTCTAAGGAATTTTCAAGATCTAATATTTTAGCCCTGTTCAAGAATGATGTAGAATACATATCTTATGTTAATAATAACGATCTTTTTAATATTACATTAGAACAAAAGTCTATATCAAAATTCAAGATATGGTTAACCGACTATAAGGGTAGAAAATTAATTAAAACAGAAAACGAAGGTACATCATCTGGATTACAGGATAATGCTGGAAATTTTTATAGTAATAAACAAAATACTCAAGGAAATTTATATTTTACAGCAAGTTTGAATATAAAAGTTATTAAAATTAAATGAAATTAATGAAACATCGTAATGTAATGAATGGAATTAAATGTAATGAAATGAATAAAATAACGTTTAATTTATTCATTTAATTTATTTTATAATATTAAATTTGTATGAATATCCAAAGAATAAAACCTTTAAATTTAACGTCTACCGGGCAGAGCAACGGAAGCGGCGGAACGTTATCTATTATAAACTCGGATGTAAACGCAAATGCAGGAATTAGTTATTCAAAGCTCAATTTAGTAAACTCAATTAGAGACATAGATATATCCGTTGGTGCTAATATTGCTTTAAATAAGATTGCGCCAGTTGGTAATGTAGCTTTCGAAACTTACTTATCTTCATTATCCGGAGGAGGCGGAGATGTAATTATAGGAGAGTCGGTAGCTAGCAATACAATAGGAAGTACGTCTCGTAATACACCAATTTCAATTTCTAGATTTAATACCGGTGGATGTTACCAAAAATATATTTTAAAACCACCCACCGGAGAAACAGACAAAAGTTCATTTATAACATTTGCACTTAGTAATCTCACCGACGGAAATAATGCATCTTTTTATGCTGATGTAACAATTATAGGAAATCAGCAAATTAATTTTTCGCATACAGTAGGACAGCCGCCTGCGTACACAGATACTGCTGCAACTTCCAATACATGTAAATATCTAATTACATGTACAGGACCAACTGTTACCGCTACTTTAATCGGTGGTCAACTTGATGCGGAACCAGAAATTACATCAAGATTCCAAGCTACTGGGGTAAATGAAAAAGCAACACTATGGGTAGCATTTGGGCGTAGACCTATAAATATGTACATTGTAGAATTATATACATTAATAAATTCTGATGATGTAAGACTTCATATGATAACAGAGACTATTCCCGTTCAAGGAACGTTCGATGATAAATTAGCTCTAATTACACCACACTTTACAGTAGCCCCGGTAGCAGATACGGGTTTCTGGGGAACGCTAAATGTTAGACACAGCGCAAATTCGAGTATTACAGTAGAATTAAGAGAGGGTAACACCACTATTATCGTTCAAACTAACATAACACCTGGTGAGACTGGAGTTAAT